AGAGCGACGCTGAGCAACTGAAGACGTTCGTCAACACGGTGTTGGGTGAGACGTGGGAGGACGAGTATGCGTCGAAGGTTGGCGCGGATGCGTTGAGTGAGCGTGCTGCATCTGAGGCGTATCAGCACCGTCAGGTGCCAAGCGAGGCGCTGCTGCTGACGATTGGCTGCGACGTGCAGGACGATCGACTGTCGCTGAGCGTGTGGGGCTGGGGACGTGAAGAGGAAGGGTGGCTGATCGATCGGGTGAAGATTTACGGCGATCCAAGCCGGCCGGATGTGTGGAAGCAGTTGGACGAGATTCTGCAGGCACCGTATGAGGGCGATGGTGAGCGAAAGCTGACGCCGATGGTGACTGCGATCGACTCCGGCGGTCACCACACCGCCGAGGTGTACCAGTACGCGAGGGAGCGCCAGAACATGGGCGTGATTGCCATCAAGGGCATGGCGCAGAAGAACAAGCCACCGATCGGGAAGGCAAGCAAGGTGGATCTGAACGCAAAGGGCAAGACACTGAAGAAAGGCGCTCAGGTGTTCCCGGTTGGATCGGACACGGTGAAATCACTGCTGTTCGGCAGGCTGAAGCACAACGATCCCGGTGCGGGGTATCTGCATTTCTATCCGACCGTTGGCGAGGATTACTTCCAGGAGCTGACAGCCGAGAAGCAGATCATGCGCTTCAGGAATGGCTTCCCAGAGCGGGTGTGGGTGAAGAAAAGCAGCGCACGAAACGAAGCGTTAGATGAATTGGTGTACGCATATGCCGCATTGAATCGTGTGTATCAGACAAAAGACCGCAGGACGCTATGGGATCAGTTGGAGAAAGCGCCAGAAGAGCGGAAGGCGTCACGACAAGCCCTGCCAGCGCGTTCGGGGAGGAGTTTCGTGAAGCAGTGGTAGGAGTTAGACTTCGGCGTATCAGGTGATATTTTTTGTCGATGTCAATCCCACCCTCCATAACGAGTGGCGTGGACGCGGTGTGGACTGATGCCGAGACTGTTGATGTGTTTGGCAATGCGGTTACGAGCACAACGCACACGCTGACGTATTACTTCAGGCTGAACACGGCTGGCGAGGGTGTTACTGCAACTGCGGTTGCGTATAACAGCGGCTGGAAGACCGTGTTGTCGGGTGCGGTGACCACGAACATGGACGCCAGTCCTAATTGGTACTTCCAGGCTGTTGCGACGGCAGTGAGCGATGGCGCGACGCTGGAGTACAGCCGTGGGCAGATCGAGGTGCAGCCATCTCTGGCTTACACGGGCACGCCAGGCGCATTCGATGGGCGGACGCAGGCACAGCAGGATCTTGATGCGGTACAAGCTGCTATCCGCAGTTTGATCAGCGGCGGCGCTGTTTCCGAGTACAGAATCGGTAACCGCAACCTGAAGCGGTATGACCTGTCTGAGTTGATCGAGCTTGAATCAAGGTTAAAGTCAATTGTGGCGAAAGAGAACAAGGCAAAGCTGATTGCTTCTGGTCTCGGCGATCCGCATAGCCTTTACGTTCGGTTCAACCAAAGCTGATGGGATTCCGTACAAGATTTCTGGCAAGGTTAGGTCTGCAGCAGATCCCGCGTCGCCAACAGAAGCGAGGGTATGCCGGCGCGATGATTTCGCGCTTGACGAATGATTGGTTGTCATCGCAGGCGAGTGCCGATGCGGAGATTCGGACCAGTTTGCGGAAGCTGCGTGACCGCAGCCGCGAAATGGTGCGGAACAACCCGTACGCCAAGCAGGCAAAGCGAACGACGCAGATCAACGTTGTTGGGTCGGGCATCAAGCTGCAGTCTCAAGTGCAGCAGGTGCGGACACGGAAACCGAATGAGCAGGCGAATCGGCTGATTGAAGAGAAGTGGAATGCGTGGTGCCGTGCAAAGCATTGCGATGTTGCTGGACGGCATAGCTTCCACATGATGGAGTGGTTGGCTGTCGGTGCCTTGCCGGAGTCCGGTGAGGCTCTGTTCAGGATCATCCGTCGCCCGTTTGGCGGCAGTCGCGTGCCATTGGCTCTGGAGATGCTTGAAGCCGATGTGCTGGATGAGGAGTATCAGGGTCCGACGCTTGCGAAGGAGAACGAGTGGCGAATGGGCGTCGAGGTCAATAGGTGGGGACGGCCTGTGCGGTATGCGTTCCTGACGCGCCACCCAGGCGATTACTGGTTCCAGGCTGCGCCGGAGCGTGAGGGCAAGCATATGTTCCTGCCTGCGGACGACGTGATCCATCTGTTCCTGCCTGAACGCCCGAAGCAACATCGCGGTGTGCCGTGGTTCCATCCGGTGATGGCTGATGCGCATCAGCTGCAGGGCTACGAGGAAGCTGCGGTGATCCGTGCGCGTGCGGGCGCATCGATCATGGGTTTCATCACGTCTCCCGAGGGAGAGCTGGAAGGCGATGACGTTGAGGGTCAGCGCCGGATCTCGGAGTTTGAGCCGGGAATTTTTCGTTATTTGCAGCCTGGTGAAAATGTTTCAGTGCCTGACATCAGCTCTCCCGACCAGCAGTTCGAGATGTTTGTGCGCAATAAGGTGCGCAGATTTGCAAGCGGCTTTGGCTGTAGTTATGAAACGTTAAGTCGTGATTTTTCGGACACAAATTATAGCAGCAGCAGATTGAGCCTTTTGGAAGACCGAGAGCATTGGAAGGTGATTCAGTCTTACATGATTGAACACTTCCATATGCGAGTGTTCCGCGAATGGCTGGATCTAGCAGTGCTGAGTGGCGAGCTGCCGTTTGAGGATTATTACCTAAGACCAGAGCGCTACGACACACCGCGTTGGATGGCGCGTGCTTGGGATTGGGTGGATCCATTGAAGGAAGCGAAGGCTTACCGTGAGATGGAGCAAGCGGGGTACATGACAAAATCGCAAATCGTTGCGAAGCTTGGTGGGGACTTCAACGACAACTTGACCCAGATCGCGCAAGAGCAACAAACAGCCGCCAGCCTTAATGTTGAGCTTGATCGCGACATCACGAAATCACCGATGGAGGCTGTTGAGTAATGCCTGCTATGCCGACTGAGGGTATGCGCGAGGAAGCTCGCCGTTACCGCGCATGGAAGGAGGAGGGGCATAAGGGTGGCACTGACGTTGCTGCTCGCCGCGCCAGCCAGATCCTGTCAGGCGATGAGCTGAGTGATGACACCATCGTGACCATGAGCGCTTGGTTCGCCAGGCACGAGGTGGACAAGGAAGCTGAGGGCTTCACCTCTGGCGAGGATGGATACCCGTCACCTGGCCGCGTTGCATGGGCCGCTTGGGGCGGTGATGCGGGCAAGAGCTGGGCTGATGCGTTGGTGGAGAGGATGGATCGAGCAATGGTGACGGGCGATGGCGATAGGCCGTATCCGAATGAGCACGCTGCTCGACTGCGTGACCCTGGTCAATATGACGAGTTTCGTCGCCGCAACGATGGCGGTGGTGACGGAGTGGACTTCATCTTTGGCATCAAGGAAGGCGAGGATGGGGCTGAGCTGCAGGCAATCCGATTCCGGCTGTCGAAGTTCACTGCTGCTGAGGCGCGTGCATGGCTGGATGACCGCGACTATGAGGTGATGGAGTTCGAGGAGGCGACTGGCGATCGGGCCAAGCCGGATGAGCTAAAGGTTGGCGATTTCGTCTCCTGGAACAGCTCGGGCGGGCGTGCTCGCGGCAAGATTGAGCGAATTGTGCGTGACGGCTCGATCGATGTGCCCGACTCAGGCTTCAGCATTGAAGGCGGCGAGAATGATCCAGCTGCATTGATTCGCGTGTATCGGCAAGGTGATGATGGTTGGCAGGGGACTGATACTAGAGTTGGTCATAAATTCAGTACACTGACAAAGATCGAAGCACTACGCGAAATGGAAGAAGTCAACGTTCGCGACCTTGAAGGCGCGAAATTCAAGCGTGTTGAGACTACCAAGTTCAACATGCTGGACGAACGGACAATCGAATTTCCGTTCAGCTCCGAATATCCAGTGGCTCGCTACTTCGGCAACGAAGTCTTGAGCCACGAAATGGAAGCTGCCAATCTTGAGCGGCTAAACGATGGCGCACCGCTGCTTTTCAATCACGATCCTGACCGCATTATCGGCGTTGTCGAACGCGCATGGATCAATGGTGAGAAAAAACGCGGTTATGTCAATGTGCGCTTCTCGCGCAACAAGCAAGCGCAAGAAGTGCTTGCGGATGTACGCGACGGCATCCTCCGTGGCGTTTCATTCGGCTACTCCATTGATAAGATGGAGGAACGCGAAAATGACTTCGTGGCGACCCGATGGTCACCTTTCGAGGTCAGTGTGGTCAGCATTCCAGCTGATCCCACTGTCGGCGTCGGACGTTCTCTGGATGATTCCGAAACCGAGCAAGCGGCCCCGGCCGCATCTCCTGCAAACACTATGACTGAACCCGTCATGGACAACACTCCTGACCTGGAGGTGATCCGGTCCGAGGCCGTTGAGGCCGAGCGCAACCGTGCCACCACCATTTCTCAAATCGGCGAGCGCCATAAGCTCCCCGAACTGGCTCGTGAACTGATCGACGGCGGCAAGTCGATTGATGAGGCGCGTGCTGCTTTCCTCGAAAAAATCGGCAAACAACCTGTGGAACATCGCATCGATGCCAACGATGTTGGCCTCTCCGACAAGGAGACCCGTCGATTCAGTTTTGTTCGCGCTCTGAACTACCTGGCCAACCAGGGTGATGCTCAGGCTCGTCGTGAAGCTGAGTTTGAAATTGAAGTCGGCAAAGCCGCTGCTCAGAAGTATGAGCGCTCTTCCAACGGCATCGTGGTGCCGAACGAAGTGCTGCGTCGTGACCTTGTGGTCGGCACTCCTTCTGCCGGCGGCAACTTGGTTGAGGATCAGCTGCTGGCTGGATCGTTCATCGATCTGCTGCGCAACCGTCTCGCTCTGGCCCAGGCCGGCGTGACGATGCTGACCGGCCTGCAGGGCAACATCAGCATTCCGAGACAAACTTCCGCTTCGACCGCATACTGGGTCGGCGAAAATTCTTCCCCGACCGAAAGCCAACAGGCGATCGATCAGGTGAACATGACACCCAAGACCGTGGGTGCCTTTGTGGACTACAGCCGTCGTCTGCTGCTGCAGTCTTCGATCGATGTTGAGGGCATGATTCGGAACGATCTCACCCGTGTGATCGCGCTTGAAATCGACCGCGTTGGTGTCTATGGCACTGGATCGAGCAATCAGCCCCAAGGGCTGACGTTGACCACCGGCATCGGCAGCGGCGTGTCGCTGACCAGCTACGGAACCTTCGACGAGTACATCGCGATGGAGACCGAGGTTGCTGCAGCTAACGCTGACGCCGGCAGCCTGCGGTACATCATCAACGCTTCCGCTCGCGGTGCGCTGAAATCTACCGAAAAGGCATCGAATACCGCTCAGTTTGTGTTCGAGAACAACGAGATCAACGGCTACCCGGTGATCGTCTCGAACCAACTGCAGGGCAACGATGCACTATTCGGTGATTTTTCGATGATGGTCATGGGCATGTGGTCAGGACTCGATCTCACCGTGGATCCCTTTGCGGGCGCCACTGCTGGCACCGTTCGCGTGATTGCGCTGCAGGATATCGATCTTGCGGTCAAGCAGCCCGCTTCGTTCTCGTTTGCTAGCTGAATCTGATGTGGATTGAGATCACTCATGGTGTGATCGTCAACGGGGAGCCCACGAAAGCGGGCTCCATCGTTGAAGTTGATACATCCACTGCAATGCTGTTGATTGGCATGAGGCGAGCCGTGGAAACGGTGAAGCCTGAGCCTGAACCTAAGCCGGTGGAGGCACCGGCAGTTCAACCGACCAAGCCTGTGTCTCGTCGCGGGCGAACCAGTTCCTCTACTCCCAAAGACTGATGGCTATTCTTTCCACCGGCCTGGAGAAGCTT